AGATGTACAAGTACCATTGATTTCCCAGCACCAGTAGGAGCAACAACAACGCCAAGCTCCCCTTTCCCAAGACCTCCTTTAGAAATGTCATCAACGTCGTGCCAGCCCGTCGTAATTGGGTTGCGGCACTTTTTAACGAAGCGAGCCTCAAAATCTGCAATATAATCATATCCTAACGTATTATCCGATCCTAGTTTTAAAGCATTATCAATAACTTTCGACACTTCGTCGAAAGAAGAAGATTTGATAAGTTCCACTGATTTAATCAAGGCTTCTTTAAGTTTTTGTTTTTTGCAAAAATCCAGTGCTGTATCTTTGATAAAATCTGCACCGTCGGGGATTTCTCCATTTGCCAAAACGCGTGCGTAATATTCCCTGATTCTAACCTTAACGGATTCTGCCTCTCCATCCAAACCTGTTCGAATGATGGAATGCATGATATTAGGTGTGGGGTGGACTCCATACTTCTCTCGATACTCCTTGATTTTTTTAACAAAAACTCTCAAATGCTTTAATTCTAAAAAACCCAGGTCCAAAACTTCAAACATTTGATCTGCGAAAGTTCTGTCATTCAAAATAAGGTGACACAGGTCTTCTTGAAAAGTTTTTCCAAACTTTGAGAAGCTTTTGTTCTCTTGATCCATCTTTATTCCTTAAGTGTTTATACTACTGTATTACAAATTATTGTGAAAAAGAAGCGATAATGTTGTTGAACCTTTGCTCTAGGTCGACTGTAGCGACAGTCAAGACACCATCCTGCAACATTAGTTTTCTTAGTTCCGTCTGATTGTATTGTGGCTTATAGTGCTCAAACGTATCGTCGATCCCTTGTTTGGCCTGTATTGATAGCATTGGCGAAGATAGCTGCATAATATCATAATTGTTCTCTATTAACTCCTCGTTTTCTAAAATGTTGGTGAAAACTTTTTGTTTATTTTCCGGTTTCTCGCATTCTGCGATAACATCAGATAAGTAGTATGTCCTCTCTTCTTTTAGAAAAGAAAATCGTTTTGCGACTGTTTCCATACCAACTCTAGGTACACCGGGGAGGTTATCTGAAGAGTCACCCACAATTGCTCTCGCCAAAGCAAAGTTTGTTGGATGAATCCCAAACTTATCTACAATGCCGTTCTTATTCAGATACTCTTTTTGGATTGGTCGGTGTAGGATGGTTTTATCATCCAACAGTTGTATAAAATCCTTATCTGCGGACACAATCACTTTTTGCCAGTCAGAAAACATCGTGGTGCTTTTAACATAAGAGATCACATCGTCCGCTTCCACTAGTGGCTCCATAAACTGGATCACCGGGGTTTGATTAAAATATTCGACGACTCTCATTTGCTGCCAGACCCTGTTATCTAGAATGTCTTCCTCGACCATACCAACTTGTGACCAGTTAGTTCTAGGTGGTTTTCTACCACCCTTGTAGTTTTTGTTCATAGCGCGGCGCTTTTTAGATCCACCCTTACCATCCCAAACCAATACCAGTAGATCTGGCTTCACCTCTCTTGTCAACTTGTTGAGGATATTGATAAACGTCCTCATTCCACCAATAGGAGAGCCGTTTGGGTTCTTACTAGGGTCTACTATATATCCGCGGATAAACTGGTTGTACGCGTCTACTATCATCATTCTTTTCATTGTTTTCTCCAAATAAAAAGCCCGGCGAAGAGCCGGGCTTGTGTGAGTGACTATTCTGTCGGCGGATTTTCGTCCGCGTCGTAGAAGTCGCCTGCATTGCCTTCTCTATTCTTGAACTTCATAATAACATCTTCTTCAATAATAGTCAAGACACTTTCTCTGAATTTTTCACTCTCAAGTTTATTGACCCATTGTTTGCGCTGGAACTTTTCCTTAGACCCATCATTGTGGATTAGCGTAAACCATGCCCCAGACTGCTCAAGTCTTTCAGAGATTTGGATTGCATCGAACCAACTTTCTTCATCTTGGACACCAACAGCATCATCTCCCCACAGGATCTTGAAGTTGCAGGTTCGGCCGTGAGTCCCGAAACGGGACTTTTCCAGCTTTACCTTCACTTCAGATCCAATGCGGAAACCATTGTCATCTACGATGAAACTAGCTTTGGCTTTTCTTGCAGTGAGCCATACACGAAGAGAATAAGCATAAATCATAGCCTTTCCTCCGGGGGTCGTATATGGTTCAGTCATGGCTTGGGCTGGTGTTCTTGCTCCTAGGTTAGTCTTCAGTTGATTGAGGACTAGAAAGGTAGCGTTTGCATCAGCGATAGGGATAGTTAATTTAGACATTCCCTTAGCCAGGATTCTAGGCTTTACCGCCATTGAAGACTGAGGGTTAAAGTCACCTTCAACGTCAGAAATCGATGGAGTAAGGGCCAAAGAGTCCCAAATGAAAAGCCACTTGTTACCAGTAGCTAGCAGTTCTTCGATGGTTTCCAGGACAAACTCAACAGATGCTGCTTGGACATACATTAGCCTATCCAAGTCGCAGCCGGCGCGCTCCATAAAAGAAGGGTCGATAGCAGACTCTGAATCGAAATATACTACGTCGATTCCCATCTTTTGAGCATTCCCAGCGATCTGTGCGGCCAAGAATGACTTACCAGTACCAGGAAGGCCAGCAATCTCTGAGATTTTACCCACAGGGATTCCAGCGTGTCTGCCCTTACAAATAATGGCATCAAGCCATTTTGAACCAGTAGGGATCCACTCATTCACTTCTGTTGGATTGTTGTCCTGAAGCGAGTGTGCTACTTCCCTACCAGCTTTCTTGTTGATGATGTTCCTAATTGATGTTATATCAAGAGCACCTTTTTTAAGTTTTGAAATTTTAGCCATTTTCTATACTCCTTATTACCATAGTTGCTTGGCGACCCGGAGGAGCAACATGGCTGATCCATTCATAGCTTACTCTGTGCTTATCTGCAAATTCTTTAAAAGCTTTGTATTCATGAGCTTCAAACCCCTTATAGTTATAAAATTCGTCGAACATAATTACAGTTCCAGGAACGATTCTGTCACTAAGATTTTCAAAGATTGTATTTGCAGAGGAATACAGGTCGCTGTCAATATGCAACAACGCGATCTTTTGGTCACCTTTGTCCTTTAGAAAGCTTGGCAGTGATTCATCAAACCAACCTTTTACAAACTCGATATTGTCGAACTGCTTGTTTGGGAAGCGACCATGAAGGTTGAAGTGACCTTTTTTGCCCTCATCTTGGACTGAGCCCGTTTCTGGATCAACCCAATCCTCAGGGAGGCCCTCAAACGAGTCAAATCCATAGACAGTTTTATATCCCTTATTCATGTGATGCATGATGTTGGCTATCAGGTTTATAGACGTACCAACCCATACGCCAAACTCTAACCACATACCATCAATTGTTACATGGCTTAAATTATGCAAATAATAGTCTGGGATTTTTAATGGTTTTTGTTTTTTAAAAAACCTCACCGTACTAGTAAGTTTCTCCACCTCTTCTAAAGGTGGAGAACAAGATTGATTTAACATTCATCGCACCCGATCATTGATTCAACAAATCGTTAAATGCAGCCTCGACTGAATCGTTTGTGTTCGGAGACGATCCGAACTTTTCAACCTCTACTTTTCCAGACTCCCCGGAAAGGTGTTGATCCATAATCGACTGAACTTCTTCCGTTGTTTTTCTTTCGAAAATTTCATCAAAATTAGGAATTGTTTCGAGCAACTCTGCGCAGCGGTCATCTCCGCCGACAGCTTCGTCACACAATGGTGTCTTTCGAGGGCGAGGTCGAATATCTGTCCGAGGAAAACTAGCTCCTGGCAGCTTACCGTACATTAACTTGAGATCGTTACCGGTCTCTGGATCTGTGATATCTCCATAATCCGGGTCCAAAACGATTGTGAGCAGTTTTTCGTAGGCCATCTTACCATAACCCCAAACTCGGATTCCTTCGGCCTCTTCGCCGCGGACAAGGACAGGGGAGAAGAATCTCTGCTTTGCAAACATGTCCTTTGCTTGTTTCTTACTTTCTTCGGTTCCCTCGTTCCACAACTTGTTTGCGAAATTACATGCGGGGCAATCATCTCCAAAGTTTCGTTTCGGGCAAAGAAAGGATTGTCCACCAATCCCATAATGGAAGAACTTTTCCTTAAAAGGGTCGCCATCAGATGTTGAAACAATGCGGATATTGCTTTCTCCATCTTCAGGGCGCCAGAAGTTTTTCTTCCCATCGCCCTTTCCATTCAGTTTATCTAACTTCGCTTTCATTGCGTCTAAATTAAGTGCCATTATTATTACCTCCTTATGGTATTGTTGTTTTTTTGCACACTCTTGGCTATAGCAGGTCAGCAAATTTTCTGACCAACTGTTTATATAATATCTTATTTTTTATCGTTTGTCAATTTTTATTTTTGAATTTTTGGTGAAAATAATTCTGCGTAGATATAGTCGTTTTCATATTGTGTTGGATATATTCCAAAAGACACCTTTGTGTCTTTTGTGATCTTCTTTTTCACCTTGTCAGTAATCGTTCTAAACAAATTCTCTTCTGTTTTTAGTTTTTGCTCATTGATGCCGTAGTAGTATACCATTTCTGTTTCGTTGTTCAAAGGAAAAAATAACCTTTCTTCTCCATCTAGAGAAGAAAGGCCTATTGTAGAGATTCTACAAGATTGGTGCGGCTTTTTAAAAGTCGATGTCAAGGGCTTAGTGTTCTTAAAAACCTCCATCATGTGGTATGTACTTGTGAATACCTGATTTATTTGGTTGAAATACTCGTATACGTTTGTTGAGCCGGCAATAGTCTCTAAACTCATGTTAGAAACGAGGCAGATTTTTTCAAACAAGCCACTCCTGGAGAAGTTTTGCAAAACGCCCCTAACAGATCGCTCGTGTAAAGCCTTTGTGTCTGATAACACCTCTATCTCGGGCGCAAAATAAACAACATCTATGCTTACACCCTTCTTGTGCAATAGTTCCAAGGCCCGAAGAGTGATGCCGGTCGAGTCAGATGCCCCACACAAGAATACCGTACATTTTTTTTCAATTTTACTCAACCAGCGGTGTAGCTTGGACATATCAAGTGATTCATATTCTTCAGGGCCATCACATTCTGGTAATGCAAATTTAAATTTAGAAGTTTTATTTATCTCGTTTGAGATATAATAGCATTGATAAACAGAATGTGCGGATAACTGGTGAACTACATTACATCCGGCTGTGCCTATACCTAGAAGAGTCTTCAAATTTCTAATTCCTTTAAATTTGCAAAGCTTTTCCCGACTTTGCACGTACTAACAAAATTGCCCCAACGGGTTTTTTCGAACTGTTCTTTAATGTCTCTTAACATTATAACATCTTCTTGTGACATGTCAAGTATAATCGAATCGTGCAAAGTAAAGGCTATTTTCGTTTTTTTGCCGGTAAGCATTTTCTGTATCTTGTAAGCATTCTCTAAAACCTGATCTGAGGTTGTTGACTGTAGTAGATAGTTTTGCGCTTTTCTCTCTTCCACAACCAGCTTACGGCCGAATGGCGTTGTCAGCAATTTATCTTCAGAGAGGTAAAAATCTCGGAAAATTTGCCGCGAAAAAATTTTGTCAAATCGACTTTTTGAGTTCGAAGGATTATACAGCCAAGCAAACAGTTCTATTTTCGCCTGGGACCGGTCGATACCATTCTGGAACACATTCTCAACAACCCACTCGTGAATATCCCCTTGAGGCTGGGTGTCGCCGGACAGAGCCATTAGCATTCTGATCTCTGCTGCGTTTAAGTCTAACTCCACAAACGCATCGTTCTGTGGACGAAGCAAAGCGCGCTGTTCCTTTTTAAGTGTTAGAATTGGGATTGAATTTCTTTTTGTTGTTAATCTTCCGGTTGCAGAGCCAAAGATGTTGTATACAATTCTACCTGTTCTATCTCCAAAAGTAACATCTTGATGGGAAATATTTGTTGTCAAGACATGAGCTTTGTGCAGTATATCATAGTCATCGCTCTTGTCTAAAGAGGTTGCGAGATTGTTCAGTGCTGATTCCCTCATACTAAACCACCGGTGGAGTTGATGTCTTGGTAACAGGTCAAAGAAACAGACATGGGCCATATCTATTCTTGCAGCCATAGCTGCTTTTTTGTGAGCCAGCAATTTATCCTTATAGGTCACGAACAGTTCCGTGTCATGTGAAAATGTTGATAAATCATCTTGTTTAAGATAGAGATAAAGATAGCAAAATTGCTCGTCGTCCAATATTGGGGAATGTTTCCAAGCCAGGGAAAAATCTTTTATTAAGTTTTCATATTCTTCCAACTTAAACGTCCCCTGGTGAAATATGCCGGTACAGTTGTCTTTAATATCTAGAGTTTGTAAAATCACTATATTCCTTAAGAGTTGTCTTATTATAGCTGTCTATGTTCGATTTTGCAAGATAAATTTCTTTTAATTTTGATGCGCAAAGCTTTCCTATTTTTCCGGAAGCCTGTTTTAGCGGGTTTCTTGGGTGCCTTTCTGCATAAATTCTGTTTAGATCCAGTATTTTATTGTTATTTTCACCAAACTCGGACATTGGTATACCGGTTTCTAACATTCTTATCTTTAAGGTTTCTGATATGAGTTCCTCTTCTGGAAAAGTGTACGACCTTGATACTCCCAAGATATCCGTCATCTCTTTGTGTACCGCAGAATAAAAATAATACACACTAGTTATATCTTCGTATTCTGTTTTGCTTCTAAAAGTTTTATCTAAAATAATATCTGTGTCTGTACCTGGTCGATAAATGTCTATATATTTCTTCATGACACTATGTTGCAAATTAGCTATTAACCTCCAGGGTGCGTTTTTATCAATATAAAAACCGAAAACATCTGCTACTTCAGCATAACACTGAAACTCTTTTGTGTCAAGTAAATTTACTTTTTCCGCATCCGAATCAAAATTTATTAACGCAAGTTCAACACACAGTCCGGATACATTTATAGGGCAGCGCTCGGAAAGAAGAAAACCACTCTTAGTAATTGGGTTTCTATGAATATTACTGCTCACTACTTTAAACATTTCTTGATTAAAACTATCAAAAGAGGGAATACGGTCCAATATTAGCCTAGCATAGCTGTCGATGTTGGTGGCAACGTAATCTTGGTACCGTGCATCAAAAGAAATGTAGCCGAGCTTTGGGATAACTTGATCTATGAATGGCGGAAATTGCACGTTTTTTTCGAGAGTGGTGTTAACATAGTAAGCCCTGAAATCGTTAAAAGCTTCCACTACGAAGGGTGCCGCAGAAACTGAATCTCCAGCGTAACTACCAAAAGAAGGAACATTGGCAGTTGTCTCATCTTCATTTAAAACAACGGGATGGAAATCCTTGTTCAACAATCCATAGTTAGGGTACTGATACCACGTATCCAATAAAGTTACATCTTTTAATTTAGCGTTTTGCTTGTATGCTTTTCTACCAAGAAAGCTGTCTCGGGTTGTTATATAATTTCCGTCGTTGTATAAGTATGACATTAGCTAAAGTACCCCTTCAACATTACGTACAGCTGTTTGGTATATGCCGGTATTCTTAAGCATTTCAGATGTTGTCATTCTGCTGTCTTCATCAGCCCAAGAATGATGTTGGGTTTCTAATGTTGTGACCATCTGGCCAGAGTTATACTTAGTATCCACAGATATTACCACATAGTATCCGCCAAGACCCAGACGGGCTGCAGCTGAGCGCTTGTTTCGCGGGTCACCAAACCCTATACTTGAAGGGTTTATATAAATTAAAGACCCCGGTAAAAACAAATTATTTCCCATCATGGTAATATTCGCATTATATGGCATCTTCAGTTCATCATATAAATCGACCGACTCTAGCATCAAAGCTTCTTTTCTAAACCTTACATTGTTTAAACTAAAGGTTATATTCTTAACCATTCCCCTGTCTTTTGATAGGTGAAAGTGATACACCCCCTTCTCTGAATCTTTCTTTATGTTTCCGGCAAGGCCTGCACTTTGCTTTGAAGATGCATCAGAGTATATGATCATATAATCTATGTCGTCTTTCTTGCGGCGTCTCTGGTTGAAGTTCTTCAAAAAATTTGGCAAACTTGAAATCGGCACCTCGTTTACACCGGACCTTAAAGACCCGACCCTTTCTCCTGTTAGGCCTATTGATCTAACTGATACATCTGAAGGCAGAGTTTTAGCGTCCTTGTAAAGATGTTTGGACGTAGCCAGTGGATATATCGATGCCACTACATCTTCTAGAAATGATTTTAAGCTTTTTCTAGTTGAATATTTTTGTTCGAGATTTCTGAAAACATATTCTGATATAATCTTTGTTGACACTGGAATATCCGCTAAGTTGACCTGTATCGCAGATGTTGAACCTATGGCTATAGAAGCCTTTCCAAATAATATTTTAAAGCTTTTTAAGTTTTGAATTGATGTGTCAATTACTTTTATCTTATCTTTCTTTTTTCTGTCTTTACTGTCACTGATCTGCTTCTTAGCTCTTTGTAATGACTTTTGAGTACCATATATTACAGCCTGAATGAAGTCACCCATGTAAACATAACTTGTAACCAGATTGTTTGTGATAGATAGAATTTCCTGTTTTTGTTCCAGGTTTTGAGCTTCTTCTGGAGGTGTATCAGACTCTCCCCTCTGTTCTATGTTAGCGATGTTCCTTCCAAGATAAGGGTTAGCCTGTCTTCCAACATAAAGATTGTATTTTACTAAATCACCAGGCGTAACTGGGTAGGAATATAACTTTCCTTCGTCTTGCAAGATTGACATAAATCTTTCAAATCTTTCGCTAGTTGATTTTTTAATAATTGACTTTACCTTTTCTTTGCTTTCTTTTCTTTTAGCATCGTCGGCGTCACCGTCAACAGAAGCAGCGTCTACCTCTTTTTGTATGTCAGCCAACAAAGGAATATCCTCTGGGTCTGCAACAATATTATACAAAGGATCATCTAGAACACCGGACAGGCGGCCGATGTACTCAACAGATATAGTTGCGGTCCCATCTTGATTTACATTCAGTGTGTGGTTTATGTATGTCATTCTAAGTGATATAGAGGTGTTTTCAATAGCCTGCCTTTCTCGCTGGTTTAAAATTTCCTCGTGCCGGGGAGCGGAATACCCTATGAAAGCACCAATCTCCTGAGAGCTTGGTTTGGCCACCTGTTCACTTGACACTTCCTTAGACGTCCCAGATAAAAGTGGAACGTTCTTCTCCCTTGATATAGTGAAGAGTTCCGCCAAGGTGGCGAAACCAGGTGGTGGTGTTTTAAATACATTTTCAATAGAGTCCACATACAATTCAAGTGAGGCTTCGATCTGTTTGTCTCTTGTAAAAAAATCTTTACCTATAAATTTATAACTAAAGTTTCTTATGCCCACCCCTCCAACTCCGGATCCAGGCTGCAAAAGAGTATTAACCGTGGTCTGCTCTGCGTTAACCGGGAAATAAAATGGAATATACTTTCCTCCTTTTATTTTAAAAAGTTTGATTTCTGGTACAAGGGAAGTTAATTTTCTAGTTTCCAAGTCCATAAGATTTCTGTATACGTCAATGTTTTCTTTCTTCATCACCTTTGAAACAAAATCAACGTTTGTAAAATTACCTGTAACTTTATGGCAAGTTATAGAACTATTAGAGGAAGCCCCTTTACTAAAGTCACTGCCTTTATTTTTTCTGGCTCCTTTTATAAAGTGGTCCCATATAAGAAACCCTTGTTCGTTATAAGAAATATCTTTTCGTTTACTCATCTCTGGTTAATAAATACATTATTTCGTTTAATGGTAACGGAACATGTATAATATCTCCTGTTTTTATTAAATTGTCAATTGGTTTTTGATTAAATGCAGCAAGAACCCACCAATACCTTGTGTCACCATAATGCTTATACGCAATTTTGCTCAAAGAATCCCCCGTCGCATAAACATGGTCTATAATAGTCAGCTCTCTCATGTCTTCTTGAGAGATTTCTGAGATTTTCATCTTTGAATAGTATCTAAAAAACTTTATACCTCGATCCTTTAACTTTTTCTTGTAAAATGGATGATCGTTTAATAAAATTTCTCTTCTTTCATTTCTATCTATCATTTTTTAGTCTCCGAGAATGTCATTTTCTCTTTTTATCTGCACCTGAGCTGTACCAGAGCCAACTTTGTCTGCATCAACCGGATCTTCTGATGGCCGTCCATATGGAAACGCCGGGTTTATGAAGTTCTTACCTCTGAAGCCCAATGGGGACTCATGTTGTGGTTCAAAGGTAAAAGATATACTGAAATTCTTTGGCAACAACTCGTTCTCAAGCGTAAAAAATCCACTTTCTTTGTTGGGTCGAAAATTGAAACCGCCGATGCAGCCGAGCAAACCCTCTTCCATTGATTCGTCAGAGTAATTTTTTACAAGATTTAAAAATTGTACTCTCAATAAGGGTGGAGCTTTGATTGTGCGACCCAAACCTTTCTCTCCGCCAGACAGAGGTTCACCATAAACAGGGTACATCATCTTTACCAGTGTGCTGTAGTTGTTCATGTTTTCTTTTGCTTTCTCCAGAGTAGGAGCAAGAACATCAAAAGCAACCGATATTCTTCTTGTGGTGCCCCTGTATGGCTTTATGGGGTCTGTTCTGCCAAAGATCTGCTCTGACCCCCATGTCACTGAAAAAGAGTCTGAAAACTCTGTTACAAAGGCAGGGAACTCTACTCTAGTTCCGGTTGCTACGTGCAAAAACTTTATTAAATGATCACTACCTTTTGCTATGTCGTGAAACGATACCATACTTTACCTCCTGTTATTTTTTCAAGTTAACCAACTTCTTCATGTATGTAACAACCTCATCTAAGCCACCTTTAAATGCTTCGATTGCTCCGTCAATTGATTCAGCAGATGTATTTTCGTTGATCGTGGTCGAAAACTCTCTGCCTAATCTAAACCTGCCATACCTGTCAACCTCATTGGGTGTACCAAACTCTGTGGGCTCTAGCGCACTGGTGGCGCCTTCTTCTTTTAGCGTAGTCAACATTCTTTGGAATGCGGATTCCTTATTATCGCCTTTCATAAAGAAGTCCTTACCTATATCCAAGACTCCTTTGCCTTGTAGCTCTTCTAAGCTGAAACCTGCCGACTTAAGTACGCGCTGGGCTGCGTCTGCGTCTAGATTGTTTATTATGTTATCTAAAGATCTTTTTATTCCAGCTGGTGTTAGATTTTTAAATATATCATCCATGCCAGTGGCCTTAACGGCTCCCTTTAAACCTGCATTGATTATATTTCTCTGCTGCTCATTGAAACCTGCTGCTACATTCTCCATTGCTGCACGGGTTCTTCTTATTGTGAACTCAAATTGTTCGATTGAGGGGTTTGCTCTTTTCTCTAGCAGGTCAGCCATCTTTGCCATCGCGCGTTTGGCTGGGTCTTTAGATTCTTTTCCTGCGAGCGCTTCATCTACGGACATTTGTCCGGTTAACAACCTTCTTGTTTCATCCGGAGTTAAACCTAGGCCGTCAGCTACTGCTTTTAATTGAAACTTATTTTTACCTAGTGCTTTAACATCTACGCTTTCTTTTATCCCCTTCACAATCGTGCTAACTCTTTCAGACTCAGTTTTACCTAACAGGTCAATCGAATTAAAAACTGATCTTCCTAAGATTGCATTCAAAGAACCTGCCTTTCTGGCAGACCCCGAGAACTCGTCCATGGTCTCTCCAAATGCGCTGGTTAAGGAACCAAAACTAACACCGGTTTGGCCTGCGGTAAGTTGTAATCCTTTAAAATTTTCCATTAAAGTCTTAGAATCGTAGGCCATGCTCTTCTGAGCAGCGGAAAAGTTTTCCATTGCTCTTTGCATACCTACGCCTGTAGCCTCTCCTATGCCCGCTACGGACCTGGCTAATTCATCTGCAGCCTTCCCAGACATACCGAATCCCAGGATGGCCCCATCTAGAACATCACCCAAAGTCCCGATATCAACGCCTAATTCTTTAAAAACTGAAGCTGTTCTTGAAAGTGTGCCACCGGATTCTTCAAATACCTTGAACAGCCCCTGCATATTGGAGCCAAGTTCTGCCGAGGCTAAAACACCTTTGTCAATACTTCCGAAGACTCCAACACCGTCTTCACCGAACTGTGTTAATTTTCCAAAAAGGCCCTCTGGTCCGGACAAAGCATCCAACAACAAGCCAGAGTTCTTGATGATGTCTTTCTTGCCTGTGTATATGGTTGCTGCTTCTTCTAAAATATCGAAAGCACCACCGCCTAGCTTCAGGCCGGCGGCAGCGGACTTTTCTTTAGTCTTGTCTTTGACTTTTCCCAGCAACTTTAGGGCGGCGGCGATGAAACCATCTTTGGTCTCTGCGTCCTTGGCGCCGCCGGCTTGTTTGAGTAATTCTATTACTTTTGGATCCATAAGTTTTCCTCTTAATAAATATGTAGCTGGACTTGTTTTTTAGGAATTCTTATTTCTGTCCTCGATTAGGTCTATGTTTTTTCGAACAAACCACTTTCGGAGACCGATAGGTAGATTATATGCTTCGGTAAACGTGAACTTACCATGATGTTGAAGAAAAAATATTTCTTCATAAGTTATGCTTTTAACGTACTCAGACGTCAGGCCAAAAGAAGCCCAACGAGAAGGGCACCTCGCTTTCAGTGACATGACCGCATCCACCACACGTTATTTCCTGTTTTGTTTCTAATGTTGGAATAATTCCATTAGACACTTTCTTTATCTTTCGTATATCAAGCACCGGGAGTACACCAAATAAATCGTTCAAAAGTTTTTGGTCACTAACCCCGCTCACACTGGCAACACATCTTCTAAGGAAATTTATAGTTTCTGAGTTTTCAATGTTTAACTTGTTTGCTTTGTCGTTCTGCTCTTTCAAGAACCTTTCGTCGGTTGCCGTCATCATCCTTATACTAACTGGTAAACCAGTAGATGGTAAATTAAATGAAAACAACCTTGTAGCTTCAGAGTATGTCACACCTTCCGGTAGATCATTCTTTATAGATACCTTTGAAAGATCGTAAATAAAGGCTTCTGTGTTTTTACAATTTTCACAAACCTGGTTTACACTATATTCACTACCATAAGATGTTCTTCGAGCTTCAAGAACAAGAGCGTTTTTATCGCCGGACAGAAGCTCCTCTACATTTATTGACTTGTCTGTCAGAATACTGTTTACCAGTCTATCTAACATTGTACCATCAACTAAATAATCAGCGTTCGAAAGAATCTCTTCTTGCTTTGCTGTCATTTGTTTAATTTCTAATTTGTCCTTCCCAAACAAAGTTGATTCCGGGTCATAATACTTGCCGGCTGATGGTAATTCAACTATGTGAGTGGGTACAACAAAGCTGATGCCAAACGGATTTGACTTGTCGCTTAGGTGTGAAGGAGGATTAGGTTGAGGCGCCTGTTTAGGCGCCTGTTGAACTTTCGTTCTCCTCGAATTTCTTGACATTTATACCTCTTTTCTTTTATTCGATTGTAGCAGCTGTTGGATTAAGAGTCCAAATCTTACCTGGTGTAGCCTCTGGCATTTCCAAGTTAGCCCAGTCATACTGGAAAGTTATTGAAATATTTACCAGTTCATCCTGAGAGTAATCTAAATTACCGAAGTCAACGCTTGTAATAAAAGGGTTGTTGATAGACCACTTCTCTAAAACGTTCTCCTGTTGGGCCCCTGTGTTAGCTCCGAACTGAACAAGCTGTATCTGTCCACCCAAAGCATCGACAAAAGCTTGCTTTGAGATTGTTCTTGGCTCATTTGCCTGAGACGTGTATTCGTCTGGCAACACATAACCTGCAGACTTTAAGATCTCTACCAAGCTAGCTGTTGAGTCGGGTTGCACCGGGTCTACGATTGTAACCGTAATCGGCTGCCAAGTCACTCGTCCCGGGTAGTAGAACTTATAATTTATAAAATCATGGTTCGTTGTGGCCACCTGAAAACTTGGCTTTTTTACATTCTTTACTATAAACTGTGGCATGCCAGAGATGTAAAGTAGCCACCTAAACGCTCTCTTTGGCTCTATGCTTGCTTGATTCCAAAAACTCATTATTTATTATCTCCTATAACTATATATGATTCCAAATACTTTTTTAACCTAATCATCAAAAGAAGCACCTGTATTTGTTATAACAAAATCAACTGCAATAAACTCAATAGATCTAGCTGGCTTTAAGAAGATCTTTGCATACATAATATTTCTATCCACCAAGTCAGGTGTAGTAGTAGTATTATCTAAGATAACCTTGTAATCGGAAAGGCCAAGTCTCGTCTTGACACTCTGTAAGAAAGGGTTTACTTGACCCAAGAACCTGTTCCATGTTGCTGGAACGTTCTGATCAAACAGTAATCCGCTAGCGATTCTAGAAATTTCTTTCTTCACAAAAATTAATAACCTTCTTACATTGATTCTGTCAAGTGCAGAAGGCGTTGTTTGCAAAGTCTTTTGGCCAAATATAACCAAACCTTCAGTTACAAAAGAAGCGATTGGATTGACGCTTGACTCATAAAGAGTGTCTCTCTGCTTTGACAGAAGTTGTTCGGATACTTGCAGTACCGGTACGCCGGCATTGCCTTCGTTCAATCCACCGCGGTTGAAACCTGCAGGTGCAAACCAGACTTCATCTCTTTGCTCGGTGTAAGCCATTACACCCAGGGCTACAACTGATGGTGGAACCCAGACATCTCTAGAGCTATCAACATCTTTAATCTTAACCCATGGGTAATAAGCAGCACCGTAAGAAGAGTTTAGTTGTCTTGCCTTCAGTGCCTTAGCTGCTTTAGATGGAGTTGTGTCTAGCCTATCGGAGAATACTTTACACTTCTTCTCGTGCGGAGGCTGATAAACCTTTGGTAGATCGATTATCGCTAAACAATCTGCTCTAGACTCACACTTCTCTACCAGCTTTGTGGTGAGTGCCTCTGTGGTAATACCCGGCATGACAACAAGATTTTGCTCGATCAATTCGGGATCTTTAACAAGCTCTATTGCTCTATCGATTGAAGCGTAGGCATACGAGTTAGCAGTTGTTTTACCAGATGTTAGCCTGTTTGCGAATGGATCTGGCTCTGTGACATCTACTCCGTCAAAACCGCCGACAAGAGGCATCTGGAACTTGTCAAATCCTAGCTCCAATAAATTTGAAACCCCATTTGTTGGGTGATTTGCAGTGTATGAAGTTCCCATTTTGTTACCGACGCCGCCGGTGAATGCAGCTGGCATTGATCCATTTGGATCTAATGCGGCGGCGGTGAAGGTGCTTGTTATTGTGGTGTGCCCTTCAACTCCAAATGTATCCTGGGTCAATGTCACCTTGCCTGCTGCAGCTTGTGCGGTTATTTTAAACGCCTGAGCGTTTACTTTAGCCACCAAGTCTGCGGCGGTTCCGTTTGCTCCTCCTCCTGCGGCGGCGATACCATTAAGAGCTACGGCGCCACCAGTAACGGCGCCATTATTCTCGTTATCAATTTCGAAGGTCACTGTAGTACCTTCAGCGTCTGTAAGTGTTAAGATTGTTTGCTCGTTTGGCTTATCATCAAGTGTGAATACAGCTGTCGCTTTTGCGGATGCTCTAGAGCCACTAACAAAAACAGAGGATGTTACGTTTGCGAGCGCAGGGTCAGTTAAGTTTGACCCTTCTAGTCGGACATCGTCCAAGCTGAATATGAATGCAGGCTCAGTTGTTGTATTATCTGAAAGACCACTGGTTTGTTGAGCTGCTAGGCCTTGTGGCATCTTTCTGATATAGTCTATCATTCCTGTATCTATCTCGCTTGAAAGACTGTCGCCAGCTAACTTATAAACTGCTGCACCAAAACTGTCAGTTCCTCTCACAGAGGCGCTTACCGTTGTCTTTAAGGCTGGCCACCGGATTGTTATATTCCCAGTGTCCGACACGTTTGCAGCTTTAAAAGTTGTACTTTCTTCAATGAATGTGCTCGCGCCGCCGATCTCTGCGCCAACACCGCTGGATACAGCTTTCACTATTCTTTTCGGTATGATTGGTCCGTAAAAACCAAATGGTACCTTTGATGGTGATACAGCACCCATGTCGACATTTGAGTCCATGTCGATTCTGATGTACCTTGAGTTATTGGGGTAGTTACCATAAACTTTATTTCTCTTTTCGGCAGCAGACCACTGGAAGAACTGGTCTCCAATTTGTCTTGCAACGTAATTTTGAGAGTTAGGGTTTAAGTTACAGCCCGTAAAGGACTCTACTACCTCTAGTTTTGTTCCAAAAACCTTTTTAACAACAATTGAAAATGAACCATACGGATCAGTGTCTCCGGTTTCTGGTACTCTTATATCTTCGACAGATACTATTAAATTCTTTGAAGGTTCTTCGCCTTCAGATAATGCAATCAACCTAAACAGTAAGGCTTGATCTTCTGCCTTGTACTCTGCTGCGGTGCCCTCGTGTTGGCCAAAGACCCAGCCTGTTCTTCCCGCAGAAGCGTCGTGAGTATAATCCTCAAAATCAAGGCCTGTATCAGTTTGCAACTGAACCATGTATCCACACTTTGCAGTAGTGGCGCTCGTATCTAAGCTTTCCTCGAATGTCTCACCGACCCAGTATTTGTCAGCCAAGGAGCCTGTCGTTATATAAGACACAGTAGTGTTCGTCAGTGCAGGATTAGTATTCAAAGCACTTCTAATATAGTTCTTGCTTCCCTTGCGAAAGTTTACTGGTACCTCCTTAGAGTCTCGGCCGGCGGATGAAAGTATAATCCTAAAATCGCCATTCTCGTCTGTTAAAACTGAAGTTCCGAACTCAGCCGGGGATGCTTTTGTTGCGGCAACGCCTTCTCCTGCGCCAGCTAGTTGAACTGTTGTACCAGATGCAGGCGTGTAGAATATTGCTGAAACCGTGTGGTCATTGCTGAGGGATGATCCCGAAGGGTAAGTGATAAGAGCGTAGGCTTTATCTACAGCCCAGCCGGCTTGTGCGCCGGCGTCGTCTGTTGCATTATCACCAGAGGCCCCAAGAAGTCTGATGACTGTAACTGGGGAATCTATGTCTGCTGCAAGATATGCTTTTGCTGCATAATGTGCGTAGGCTGGTGCCAGAAGGCCGTTACCCTCTCTCCAAACATCATCGCCCTGATTACCGGGGACTGGTTCACCGAACACCTCTACAAACTCTTCATAAGAATTTACCTTTACAGGATTTAAAGCAGGGCCCTTCCGGGTTCTGCCTATTATAACCGGGCCAATGTTGCCTGGTAATTTTGGAAGTTGCGAATTATCTATCTCTTTTAAAAAGATTCCGGGTGAAACGAACTTAAATTTTCTAGCTGCCATGTTACTATCTCCTTAGGGAACTTAAAGTAAATGTTATTTTACTTATTAAATAGTTTTTCTTTCGTCCAAAGGAATTAAGAAAAAGAAAAGCCCGGTAAAAACCGGGCTTAGGTGGGAAAGTTGGTGAGATATATTACAGTTTGAGATATCGAAGCTGAACAACATCGTC